TTACGTGTCCTTACAACAGTTATTCGTAAAGATGGTTCCAAACGATCCGACTGAGTATGAGTTTGCTCAGGCGGTTTTTGGTTCTTGGAACGTGTGGAAAGGTATATCCGAAGCTCCACAAATCAAACCTTTTGTCAATCACTGGCGTAACGAGGTGATTGTAAAAGTTAAATCACAAGCGATTCAAGCTATAGCTGAAGAGATGAAGTCTAACGGAAGAAGCTCGTTCTCTGCAGCTAAACTTCTATTGGACAAAGGCTGGCTAGATAATGATACAGCCTCACAAGCAAAGAAGAAGTTGCAAGCTAAAGAACAAGAAGAAGAGAACAAACAAGCATTGTCACTTCTAGAAAACGATGCACAACGATTAGGATTAAAGGTAAACTAAGCTATGGCTAAAAGACCTACAGTAAGCACAATTACAACAGGCCATGCCTCTATTACAGCTTTGAACAGCAACTTCACTGCTTTGAGAGATGGCTTTGATAATACTCTATCGAGAGATGGTAGTACGCCTAACACTATGTCTGCTGACATTGACCTAAACGGTAATGACATCACTAACGTCAATACTATTACAAATGCCTCAGGAGTTGACGTAGTTTCTGCTGTAACTACACTAAAGGATCAGGCAGCAGCTTCAGCTACAGCAGCAGCATCTTCACAGACAGCAGCAGCCTCATCACAAACCGCAGCAGCAGCTAGTCAGACAGCAGCGGCAGCAAGCCAAACAGCAGCAGCAACATCAGCAACTTCTGCAGCTACAACACTTGACACATTTGATGACAGGTTCTTAGGTGCAAAGAGCAGTAACCCAGCAACAGATAACGATGGTGATGCTCTAGCTACAGGTGCTTTGTACTTTAACACTTCAGACAACAACATGAGGGTCTGGAATGGTTCTGCATGGCAAGCTGTAGGTCCAACCTCAACAGAACAAACTAACATCAATACAGTTGCTGGTATAGCAGCTAACGTGACTACAGTAGCTGGGATAGACTCAGCAGTTACAACTACAGCACAAAGTGTAGCTATCCTGAACTCTTTGAACGCTATGTTTACAGCAGCAGAGAACATAGCTGTAACTGTAGTAAACGATGGTGGTGTAAACAAGTTTGCATTTAATGGTGTAACAGCACCAGCTATAACTCTTGTCAAAGGTTTTACTTACACATTTGATGTAAGTGATTATACTGTATCAGGACACCCACTAGCATTTAAAGATTCTGGTGGCAGTTCTTACACTACAGGAGTTACAGTAAATGGCAGTGCTGGTGCTTCAGGAGCAAACGTAGTTATTGTAGTACCTACCACTGGTACTATGCCAGCTAGGTATTACTGTACAACACACGGTAATGCTATGGGTAACACTATTGCTACACAAACTAATGACATAGCAACAGTAGCAGACTCAACAACAATTTCAAATATTAATACAGTAGTAAACAATCTTTCAACAATATCACAAAAGGCAACAGTAGACGAGGCAACTGCATTGGCGATTGCACTTGGGGGCTAGGAGAATAAAATGGCAAATACTTTTAAAATTGTTACAAGGGATGTCGCTCCAGCCACCGCTGGAACGCCAGAGACTATATACACAGTACAGACAGGTAGTACTGTAGTTCTGTTAGGACTAACACTAGCTAACGTACACACTGCACAGGTTACAGGAAGTGTGACTATAGAGAGTACAACTACACAAACGTCACAAACGCAGAACACTACTGCTCACATTATTAAAGATGTAGCAATTCCTGCAGGTAGTACTCTTTCAGTTTTAGATGGTAAGATTATTATGAATGTCGGAGATATTCTAAAAGTTGACTGTAGCATTGCAGATAAACTTTCAGTCACTATGAATTACATGGAGATTACCTAATGGGTGGATACATTGGAGCAAAGACAGGTACGTTAGTAGCCTCTGCTTCTGATATTAGAGGTGACATTAGTGCTACTGACACTACACCTGAGATTACACTAAAGAACACCACAGAGACTGACGCTGATGGTACTCGTAGTGGTAAGATCACTTTTAAAGGTGAACAGTCTGGTGGCGAAGAAAGTGTCTTAGCCCAGATACAGGGTAGTCACGATGGTACAGCAGACGATGAAAAGGGTGATCTAATCTTCAAGACCAACGATGGTAATGATGCTTCATCACCTACGGAAAGGGTAAGGATCAACAGCGCAGGGGATGTTTTAGTTTCTTCTCCTGATCCCTCGTTAACTATTACAAACACAACTGAAGAAGACTCAGATGGCGGTAGAGAAAGTACTATTGTCTTTAAAGGTGAACAGTCAGGCGGTGAGCTATCAACATTAGCTGAGATAGAAGCAAGTCATGACGGTACAGCCGATGATGAAAAAGGCGATTTGATATTTAGAACCAATGACGGTTCTGATGGTGCTAGTCCTACTGAAAGGCTCAGAATAGATAGTGCTGGGTCTATTATCCCAGCAACACTAGGCACAAATAACACACATCTTGGAGATGGTGCTGGTGAGTCTATTGCTTCTGGTGGACAACGAAATACTTTTGTGGGTAGCACTTCTGGTCAGTCAACTACCACAGGTGATTTCAACTCTGCTTTTGGTAATAACTCATTAAATGCAAATGTTACTGGCACACATAATACTGCGATTGGTGACTTTTCTTTAGCTCTAAATACTGGCAATGAAAACACAGCAGTTGGGCAAGGCTCACTAGAAGCAAACACTTCTGGCACTCAAAATACAGCAGTTGGTAAGAGCGCATTAGCTTCTAACAACACTGCAACTAGAAATACAGCAATTGGTTATAACGCTATGGGGGCTACCACTACTGCAACAGCGAATGTTGCAGTCGGTGACAATGCTCTTTCATCTAAAACAACCACTGGCAATGACAATGTAGCAATAGGTACATATGCTGCAAGTAGCCTTACAACTGGTGCTAATGGAGTATTTATTGGCGCAGGGTCAGGTGAACAAATTACCACAGGCTCTAAAAACACCATCATTGGACGCTACAACGGCAATCAAAATGGCCGTGATATTCGCACCTCTAACAACAATATTGTGCTGTCTGATGGAGATGGTAATGTTAGAGCGTGGTGTGATAATAGCGGACGATTTTTACATACTGATAGTCATTATTACCCTACGTACAGAGGTATAGTAGGTGGATCAACAGATACCCCAAATGAAATTTCTGCTCGTTTTACTAGCGGCCCAAATGTTGCTGATGGTACTATGCAGTGTATAATTGATAAGTATTCTGCAACCAATACAACTAGTCAGTGGTTTTTAGGTTTTACTATTAACAACCAAGCAACAGCATCTGGTGTAATTACAGCGAATGGCGCATCACAAGCAGCTTTTACATCATGGTCTGACAGAAGGCTAAAAGAAAACATTGTCGATCTACCACCTCAACTAGATAATATTATGTCTTTGCGGCCTGTTGAGTTTGACTACATAGAGGATGAGGGTGGTGGTCATCAAATAAGTTTTATCGCCCAAGAGATTGAGGAAGTATACCCTGATACTGTTGGTGAAAGACCTGATGGTATGAAAACGTTATCTGGTTGGTCAAAAACAGAAGCAAGATTGGTAAAAGCACTTCAAGAAGCTGTTACTAAAATAGAAACACTCGAAACAGAAAACACGGCTATCAAAGCTAGACTAGACGCACTGGAGGCAGAGTAATGGCTGGATATGTAGGCAACGTACCTGTACCTCAAAGTGTAAGAGAAGATCAATCTTTTACAGCTACTGCTGGTCAGACTACCTTCAACACACTAGGGTACACAGATGGTACTCGCATAAAGGTTACACTCAACGGTGTGTTACTTGAAGGTGGTGGTGTAGACTACACAGCTACAAACGGTAGTGATGTAGTTCTTACTGTTGCTGCTGCTGCAGATGACATTGTTAGGTTTGAAACATTTAATGAAGTTAATTTAGTAAGTTCAGTAACAACAACACCTACTTTCAAAACCAGCGCAACTCTATTAAACGAAACAGAAGAAGACATTGAAGGTGGTAGAGAAAGTACTCTTATCTTTCAGGGTGAGCAATCAGGTGGAGAGCTTAGTACTCTAGCAGAGATTGAGGCTTCGCATGACGGAACTGCTGATGACGAAAAGGGTGACTTAATATTCCGCACCAATGATGGTAACGATGGTACGTCACCAACGGAAAGACTTAGAATAAACTCTGCAGGAGATATGTTATTCTCTTCAGATGACCCATCTCTAACTATAGCTAATACTACCCATGAAGATACTGATGGCGGTAGGGAAAGCACTATAGTCTTCCAAGGCGAACAGAGTGGTGGTGAAGTTTCTACCCTAGCTGAGATCGAGGCTTCTCACGATGGCACTGCTGATGATGAGAAAGGTGATTTAATCTTTCGAACTAACGATGGCAGTGATGGGTCAAGTCCAACTGAACGTATGAGGATTGATAGTAGTGGTAAAGTTGGAATTGGTAATAACAATCCAATACATCAATTAACTACAACAGTAAATGCAGCAAGTAGCAATTTTTTAACAAATGGAGATTCTTATGCACTAAGTGTTCAAAATGCAGACACTACAGCAGGGAATGCTACTTCTATTGCTTTTGGGCATGGTGGTTTTAACTATACTAATTTTATTTCTAGTGTGAGAACAGGCACAGGAAGCGATCCAAAAGGTGACTTAGTTTTTGGTGGAAGGCCTAGTGATGGTGGCACATTTGAAGAAAGACTTAGAATTACACCTGATGGCCTAACCTTTAACGGAGATACCGCAGCCGCCAATGCTTTAGACGATTACGAAGAAGGAACTTTTACGGCAACTCTTGTAGGCTATTATGGAAATCCAAGCACTGCTGTTACAAGCACTGGTCAGTATACTAAAGTTGGAAACCAAGTTTCTTTTTGGATAAATATGGAAAATAAAAATACAACAGGCGCATCAGGTAATATGTGGATTTCAGGTTTACCTTTTGCAAGCAGTGGAAATTATGAAGTCTGTATGGCTGAAATGCAATCTGCTGGAACTTTTCCTAACTCTTCACCATTTGCTTTAATCTCAGGAACAATAGCCTACTTTTATAAACACGCTAGTCAGGCTGCTTCTACAGCGGTTTTTCACAACGCTGGAACAGGTCGTACTATAAGAGTATCAGGAACATACAGAGTAGCTTAACACCCTAGTCGGAGGCTAGGTAGTCAGTCCATTAACCATAAGGAGATAAATAATGGCATTAACAGAAGAAACAGTACAAGACAAAATCGAGATAGTCGGTGAGTTCAAAACAATACAAGTGCGAACAGCTACCGTTATCAAGCGTGACGGTGTAGAAATAAGCCGTTCATTTCATCGTCATGTTGTTACACCAGATATAAGTGCAGATGACTTAGCTAATGAAAGCGCAGACGTACAAGGCATTGCTGCACAAGTACACACTGATGCAGTCAAGACAGCCTATGCTGCACATCTTGCATCAAGCGCACTAGAGTAAGGATTAAATTATGAGTAGAGCTAGAGACTTAGCCGACAGAGTACTACACAATCGAACTCACGAAGATACTGAGGGTGGACGTGAGTCTATCCTTACCTTCAAAGGTGAGCAAAGCGGTGGCGAAATCTCTACTCTTGCTCAGATCCAAGCGTCACATGATGGTACATCAGATGACGAAAAAGCTGACCTCATCTTTAAAACTAACGATGGCAGTGATGGCACAAGTCCTACTGAGGCTGCTAGGATAGATAGTGGTCAGAATTTTATAGTAGGTAAAAGCACAGTTGATTACACTAATGCAGGTGTTATGGCTCAATCTAATGGCACTTTTTCTGCTGTTAAAGATGGTGGTGCTCCTGCAATTATAAATCGCTTAACTTCTGATGGTGACATTGCATTGTTCCGCAAAGACGGCACTACGGTGGGGAGTATTGGGTCACGTTTGGGTGCAAACATTGTTATAACAGCACCTACTGCAACTTATTTTGATAGTTCAATCAGGCCGCTTTCTGACAACAGTAAAGCTATCGGCACATCTTCACTGCGTTTCACTGACCTTTACCTCTCTGGCGGTGCTTACCTTGGCGGCACTGTTGCGGCTAATAAGTTAGAAGATTATGAAACTGGGAGTTTTACTGCAACCGTTTCTTCTGGGACAGTTGGAGCAAACACTTTTTATTATACAAAAATAGGTAGACTTGTAACCGTAACAGGTATTTTGGGTGCTTGGAGTGATACTACTTCAGGTAATGTTGTTGAAATAACTAATTTACCTTTTAGCCCAAGTGTAGCATCTCAAGGACACGCTGCAGGTACATCAATGTGGGAGTATTTAAGCGTTAATAAATCGACTGCTTATATGCTAAGTACGGGCAGAATACGTTTTTATCACGATAATACTAGCAGTGGTTATAATTCCTTAAAACATTCTGATCTTACTAGTTCATCTACTAGTGTTCACGTTATTTTTTCATATCATGCAGCTTAACACCCCAGTCGAAAACAATAAATGTCAACCCTAGAACAAATCAGGATTGCTGCTGAAAGTGATCTTGTAACATTCATAAGGTTAGTAGCACCAGAGCAGGTACTAGGGCAAGCCCACGAGGATGTCTGCAACTGGTGGATAAGACCTGAAGCTAAGTCACACCAACTCCTACTCTTTCCTAGAGATCACGGTAAGTCAAGATTAATAGCGTTTAGAGTAGCTTGGGAGTTGACAAAGAACCCAACTTTACGTATACTATACATATCAGCTACAGCTAACCTCGCTGA